GCACCATCACGGCCAGGGCGCCCGTCCTTGCCGGGCCTGCCATCCACACCATCGCGCCCGTCCTGGCCATCCTTGATGGATGCCACCCGCGCTTCGATCTTGTTGCCAACCTCGTCGTAGCGGGACTTAATGTCCGCTTCAATGCGTTTAAGGGCTTCGATGACCAGACGAGCCTGCTCACCCACGCGCTGCTTTTGCAACTCGCGGGCTTGGCCCATCGTCGCCTTGATAGAGTCGAGGACAGCCTTTTGCTGCTCCTCGGTCATCCCTTTGAGAATTAGCTGCTTGGCAAGGCTTTCAACGTCCATTGTTCAACTCCTTGGACAGCTCCTCCAAGAAGTCTTCTTCCATGCCCGAAACCCTGTTTTGCTTTTCGGCCATCTGAAGCTCTACGATCTTGGACTTGTTCTTGATGTCCGCTTCCTTGAGCATGAGTTCAGCGATCTTCACGCGCTTGTTGAACTCGTCAGCCTCTTGCCCGGCGGGCAGGTTCTTCGTCGTAGACGCGATCACCTTAGCCTGCACTTCCTGCGGCATCAGTTGCGCTTCGGTCAGCAGCTTCGCAGCCTCGGCCCGATTCTGCTCGGCCTGGGTCGTGTTCACCGCGATCTGAGCCTGGGCCGCTTGCAAGGCCAGTTGCTGCTTGGCCATCTCCAACTGCTGCGCCTCGGGATTGGGCTGGGCCATCTGCTCCAGCGCTGAGATGAGTTCGTAGCGGTTCGTGAGACTGCTGTTGGACAGGATGCCCTTCAACAAGAGAGGAAGCACGGGCGTATTCGGCCCCAGCGTCTGCAACAGGCCAATGAACTGCTGCTGCTCGTACTCGCGGGCGATGATGCCCAGCGTTGCCGTCGGGATGAACTTCAGATCCACCGACGGATAGCGCTCGGGGTCAAACTGCATGTAGCGGAATGCCGCCTTCTGGATGAACGGGATCAAGAAGTCTTCCTGGAAGTTCACCAGCGTGCGCTTGTACTTCTTGATGATCGTGGCCACCGCCATCGACATCCCGCCAGCATCACGCGCAGCTTGACTGACCATGCCCTGGCTGTCGAGCGTGCCCGTCGATTGCAGCAGCATGCGCTCGAAGTCCTTGGCCGTAGCCAGATTCGCGCCGTCGGTGTTGCCGAACTTGAACGGGAAGAGAATCTCGTTGGGGTTGCCGTTGGTCAGGATCGCTTTGCCCGGGCGCACTTCAAACTTCGCACCGCGCGGCAGTCGCGTGGCATCCATCGCCATCATGGGCGCGGTGGTCAGCGCCAGCGAATCCAGGTGGCTACGCACCTCGGCATCGATGGCCTTTTGCATGTTGTAGGCCTTCTCCACAGTGCCACGGCCCAGCAGGCGATTAGGCACCGTGTCATCCTGATACGCCAGGACCGGGCGGTCCTTCATCATGTAGGGGTTCTCTTCTGCTTTGAGCAAGAACCCCTCGTTTGCCACCACGACGATGGCCTCCACCAGATCGCTGTACTCATCAAGGGCCGTGTCCTCGGGGAAGAGGTCTTCGACTTCTTCCTCCTGCACGGCCTTCAAGTACTCACGCGGCACGAGGCCGTAGTACGTCAGCAAGCGCACCTTGTCGCTCTCGTACTGGCTGATCTCCTGCGTCGGCTCCAGATCGGTGTCTTCGCCAGCGGGCTGAATGGGCAGTTTGCGGTAGATACCGCGCTCCATGCCTTCGACGATCTTGTGGATGGAGACGTACTTCTCAATCGCCACGCCCAGGCAGTCGTCAATGCTCGTGCCGTTGGGGTCGAACAGGAAATTCTTGGGGTTGACCGGGACGATCTTCACCGCCACGCGGGGCTTTTCCACCACACCAATGGCCGCTTGGCCTATCTGGCCCGGGATCGGCTGCGTGGCGGGCACAAACACCTTCTCGGTCTTGACGATGATCTCGCCGATACCCGTGCCGTAGATTTCGGCCATCAGTTCAATCTGATCGATGGACTTCTTGATCTTGTCTTGCTTGAAGTCCTCCATCAGTTGAGCTTTGATCATCTCAACGTCTAGCGGATTGCCGTTAACGTCCTTGATGTCATCCTCAATGTCAAAAAACTCGCCCTGACCGAAGATCGCTTCCATGATCTCCGCGTGGCGAGTCTCGACGGCCTGCTGAGTGGCGGGGGTGACAAGCTTTGAGCGCTCCGATTCGCGCATCTTGTCTTCCGCTGCCCACTGACCCCGAAAGATTCGCTCATACTCCAGGTACGCGGGCAGGAAGTTCGTGTCGCGCCAGTCCCTCCAGCGGTCACAATGATCCGTCACAAAGGCCAGAAGCTCTTTGTCGCCCTCAGTAGGCTCGTAGTAATCCATGTCCTCACCTCACTGTTGACCCGAACGGGTCGCGGTACATTATAGGGTTGAGAAGTTCTTCTCCGTTTACTTCCAAAATTCTAAGCAGGTCTTCATTGCCGGGGAAGACGACGAAGTTGCTGGTGCCAGGCTTAAGATCTGCACCAAATCCTTTTGCAATCTGTTCTGCGGCATAGTCTTTTGCCTGTTGCTCTGTCATAAACGATACAGGTTCGCCGTAAGGCTGCCCCTTGTATGTGTTTTGAACTCTGAAGTTCGATCTAGAGCCTTGGTCTAGGTAGCGGATGCCGGGGATGCCTGCTTGGCGTAAAGCCTCTTCGCCTGCTCCTGTTCTCCCTGCTATTGCTTCCCAAGTGTTCAAAAACTGATTCGGTGTTACATCTTTCCCGTAGAGTAAAGACAAATCTCCACCAAGATCTTCCATTGCATTCGCTGGCAACATGGATTTCGTTTTGTTTATTGCATCACGAATTTCTTTAGGTTGCTGACTCAGCGGCTTGTCCCAGTCCAGCATCCTGGCGATCTGTTCGTCTGGGAGGTCGATTTTGTAGAGGGCTCCTGGTTCGCCAACAGAAACACGTCCGCGCATTTTTTCAAGCGCCGCCACATCATCTCCGTAAGTCCTAGCAATTGCCCGATCAACATCTCCCCTTTCTTGCAGGAGTAGCGTTCTAATTCTTGCCAACTGCTGTTGCTGCGGGTCCGGGTTAGAAAAATTTATTTCTGGCACAGGGAAAGGCTTGTTATCCAGAGTCATCTCTACTGGAGCCCGACCTTGAGAAAGCACATTTCTGTATGCTTTCGCCACCCCAGGCGCTTCGGCCACATAGTGCCCATATCCATAAGCCTGCGCCCCCTCGCCTGATCCAATCTTGGTAGGGTCAAAACGATTGAAGCGATACGGCGAGCCGTGGTAAACGGTCAACGGACTTTGCGTACCCTGCCCCATCGCTGACACCATCTCAGCAGGCAACCCGCCACGCTCCATGATCTGGGGCACTACCCTCTCGGCATAACGCTCACCAGCGCGTCCGACAGCCATTGCGCCTCGACCAGCAACCCTAACCGCAGGCCCAACCATCGGCGCCACAGTCAAAGCAGCTTCTATCGCCTCGGGGCGCAGCCTGGTTGTGCCGCCTAGACCGCCAGCACCAGTGAATAGTCCTCGCCCCGATGGATCGTAGGACAAACTTTCTAGCGCGTATGGCACACCAGTGCTGCGAATGAACTCGGCCATGCCTCGCATCTGCTGCGTGCGATTGACATCGCTCATGTATTGCAGCGGCAGGTTCACCAAGTCCGAAAACAGCCCCAGAATCGGGCTTCTTGGTGTGGGCCGAATTTGATCTGCCATAGGCAACCCCTTGTCCTCGCAGGCTACACGCCCGAAATGGTGTCAAGCGGTTGCCAGTCATCCTGATCTTCTTCCTCGAAGTAGGATGTGACCGCTAACTGGTCTATATATGATAGGGCATCCGGCAGGTCGTCATGGACGCCTTGCGCCGGAAACATGAGAAGCTGATCCGTGAAGTCGTCCCACTCCTCATCCTGATTGAGCACGATTCTCCCATGCTCAAAGCGGCCCTGCAAGGCCCAAATGATGCGGTCTGCCTTCTTTCGGTTGCCATGCGTCAGGTCCACGATGTGGGCGTAGACGTTGTTCTTCCTCATCAGGTCCGACAGATACGGCAAAACCGCGTTTTTCAGCGATCCGCGCTCAATCCCTACGCTTAAGGGGCGGTAATCCCGAATCTTGATCAGAATCTTCGCCGCCGTCTCCCTGACATCCCATCTTCCGTGCTCAATCTCCTTGACGAACCACTTTCCCTCGTCCGTCACCTTCACCACCGCTATAGCCGACTCGTCCAGGCGCTTCTTGGCGTTGGCCGCTTGCTTGGCCACCTCTTCAAAACCGGCCAAATCCACCGCGATGAACCAACTTCCGTGCTGCGGCTCCTCGCCATAACGGATCCACTCCTCCTTGAAGATGTCGGAACCCGCGTTTGAGAAGCTGGCGAGGTACTCTTGCTTGAAAGCGAAGCTCGAAAGCGTCTTTTTCGCCGACTCAATCTCGCTCGGATCGATCAGCGGGTTGTCTTTTGTCGTAAAGTGCCAGCTTTTCCAGTCCTTATCACTCTCTTGCTGGCCTAATTGCCACAAATCGTAGAACCAATTCCTACCTTTTGGCGTGCCGATGAACATGGCGCGCCCTTTTCGGTCACTTAAACTGGCCCGGATCACCTGCTCCCAGGCTTCTGGCTTGATGTCGGCCACCTCGTCGAGCACCGCATACGTCAGGCTCACGCCTCGCAGCGTGTCTGGCCTATCGGCCCCACGCACATAGATGCGCGCGCCGTTGATCATCGTGATGTCCAGGTTGTTCACATGACTGCCCGAGATCACTTCGCGCCCTAACTCCAGCAGCAGGTCCCAGATGATCTGGCGCGACTGACCCATCGTCGGGCTGACGTACAGCACCGCCGATCCGGGCGGGCACTTCAGGGCCTCAATGATCAGGGTCGTTGCCGCTAGGCGAGACTTGCCACACCGGCGACCCGCCGCAATCACCTTGAAGCGACTTGGGTCGGCATAGACTTGCTGCTGCCAGGGTAGGAGCTGGAAGTTAAGGTCAGACATCCGTCACATCCTCTTGATCTTTCCCCGCCGTGTCAACCTCTTGCACCATGTCAATGGTGGGGGTCGTCTCACCAATGCCCGTGATATTAATAGTCACCGCACTCCTAGCCCCCTTATCTTTCTCAAACATACTCACCGGCATACTCCTGTCCAGGCACATCTTGATCGCCGCCATCTGACCGGGGTGGTTATCGTTCAGGGCAATATCAATCACCTTTTGCGCCACATCCTTTCCACCAGACCTAATCATCAGCTCCTTCAATTCCTTCAGACGCTGGTTATCGGTCTTTGGCAGGATCGATGGCGGGTTAATCGCATATTGCTGGATCGTCATTGGTTTTCTTTTCACGTTCGACCTTTCAAGTGGCTTTAGTCCATTTGCTTTTTCAGAGGGGAGGGGGCACCAACAATTATCACGAGCCGAGCCGCCCCCTCCCCCCCCTATCAAGTTATCCACAGGATTTCCACAACACTTCCGTACTACTGTGGATAACCTGGGGAAAAGGTTCGTAAGTTGTTGATTTCATTGAACACTTACGCGAAACTGACAAAAAGTTTGTGATACAAGGTTCATTATGTCAAATGAAATCACAGTTTCCGGGCCTGGAAGTACTACAAAAACCGCTGTCCACAGGCCAATTGTGGACAACTTGGGCCGAAATCTGTGGACAACCTGTGGATAACTTGGGTCGAGGGGAATTCCTGGCCCAAAAAAATTGAGAGAGAGGATCGGAGGGTGCTTCCCAGGGGTACCAGCACCTCCCGCATTCCCTACGATCCACACCCTCAAAAATGCCTCTAAAACGCATTTAACGGCCCTTTGGGGCGTTTTTTTGGCTCGCACAAGGGGAGCACTAGTATCGCCCTGCTCAAATCCATTCCAGGCCTGTACCCAAGCTGATACAACTCTTGGTAGGCATCCAGCACCTCGAGCCACCCTGCGGACATGTCGCCATTGCCAGCCGCCAAGAGGACTGCTCTCTGGCCCTCATCGATCTGCCGCTGGAAGTACTTCGCATTCGGACTTGCTGGCC